ATCTAACCAACCGGGAATACCGGACGAACCCCAAGAGAGTACGAAGCGTGGACGAAGTTCGCAAAGCCATCGGTGGTCACATTAGCGAAATAAGCCGCAGACACAACATCCCTCAACCACTGGTTGTATGATCTGTTTATGATGAATTTCGGTACAACCTGAAACAATGCTAGCTGAGACTTATTGATTGTATAACGATAAGGAATTATGGTTCCATCTCCAGCAGGACTATGTATATAGCTTCCATACATCATAATTTCATTAGGAAGCTCAACGCTGGAATCAAACCACGCTCCACCAGAAGCATACCCATCAGTAACCGCATTAACAAGTAGCTCTCTATGAGTAAGGACTGCATCAGGGAAAGCCGCAGCAATTGTTGTTTTAGCTGAAGCTAAATTAGTCGTGTACATTGCTGATCCAACATAGCCGCCGGTTGTATCGTTTGTAGTATTCATCTGAGCATTATACAAAGCATTATCCGGCATAATCACCAGATGGTGATTGGTAAATGCGGTATCACCGCAGTTATACCAATAATCAATATCGACAATACGCCAGTTTTGACCATTTATTACCCAATAATCTCCCAAAAAGAGATCTTTGAAGGTTCCATTTTGGATTTCTGTTTTTTGTCCAGCCGTAAGAGAGGTTCCGAGATTTTTACCTCTAAAAATCATACGACGGTTTTCTACAGGGACAAAAGCATCAAGCATAGCAAAAAGCGCATCAGAAGCTAAGATAGTTTTGGTTCCGTTATCACCATCAAGCAGAAAAATATTATTACTTACGAGAGTTTGAACCTTTTCGTAATCTGCGATTTTCATGTATGTTCCTCCTTAATTATTTAGTTACAAATATAACGCGAGCATTAATGGAATCACCATTACTATCCAGAATTAGATCACTGGTACGATCATAAAGTTTATGATATACCGTAAACTCAGTCGATAAATCACCAGAAAATTGCTCAAGGATTTGAGTGCGCTCTTGAAGCTCCAATATTTGACTATTTAGATCTTCAATATTGACTTTAAATGCGTCATAGTCATATTCAGTAAAATTTCTAGCAATGACCGTCCCAACCAACCATTCTTTAGCGACTCCTTGAAATCCACGAATGACAGTTAACGCGCCATTGTCATTCGCAGTCACTTTGATAGTCTCTGCATTCGTGCCAGTGCCTATAGTCATCAGATTAGGTAAACTCGCGGGCACGCGAGCAGGATCAAGCACGTAAATAAGAGTATCTGTCGTGCCGATATTGTTTGTTAAAGTGGTTTCGGGGCTGTTTACAAGGCCTTTATACATAGGGTTTGGTAGTGTCATATATCCTCCCTCCTTAATTTCTTTTTTTTTTGCAAATTATGGTATACTAATAGAAAAAAGGGGTTGTTTAGAATGAAAAAGTTCATTTCGGGTCTTATCATTGGCTTGATCTTAGCTACGGCAACGAGTGTAACAGCAGCCGGCGGCATCCTGGCCCAGTTTGCGGACTTTAACCTGGTTGTTAACGGACAAGCTAAAGTCCTTCAGACTAAGCCTCTGATCTACAACGGCACATCCTATCTGCCCGTACGTGAGATTGCAAACCTGGTCGGGTACGATGTCGCTTATAAAGCGGATAGCCGGACCATTGAGCTTAATACTTCCACAGTACATGTGGATTCGCCTAAAACATCAACGGCACAGGATATAACAGACCCGAGTAATCCTTTAGTAATCCAGCAAAATGGCAATTGGTATGCTAAAGGGCGCTGGATTGTAGAAACTATTGAAGTTAAGCGCCCTGGTACAGTTTCAGGGCTTACTCCAGAAGGTATATTGCAGTTGACTAACGGCACGAACATCCAACTACAAATTGTAAAAATCAACAACTCTCCCTACTCAAGTTTATCTGAAATACTGGACGCTGGTTTGCTTACTGAATCGGACCTAAATTAGTAATCTCCGCCCCCTCGTGAATTTGTAAATATCTGCATAAATATGTTTGCTAACACTCTGGTCATCTGATCGGGGATTATCTCGACTTCATGCCAGGTGTTTCTTTGGATTTTTCCCTCGGAGTCAACTGAGAGATATGGAATTATGTTTATATCCTGTCCAGGTTGAGTAGTTGGTAGAGTGTTTCCGTCTACTTTGATGGTTACTGAGTTGGCTTGAGTTCCTTCGTAGATACCAAACTCGAGGTCATGCGTGTGATCGGGTAAGGTTATAGAATGTTGATGATTTGGGATATTAATGCTATGTTGATGACTTGGGAGTGAAACATTATGAGTATGAGAGGGAATAGAGACGTTGTGGGTATGAGAAGGGATATTTACTTTATGCCCATGATTATATAAATCGTGAGAATGCACTCCGCCCGAACCCCATGTAACAGTTCCTCCACCTTGAACCATTAAAACGGTTCCAGATGGTATTGTATGAATGTGACTTCCTGATGATACCGTATAATCTTCGGAAATTCCAGGTTTTAATACTTGAACATCGGAGGTGGATTGAACACTCCCCCCGGACGTACTTGATTGGGTGCTTGCGCCCCCGGAGCTACTTGTCTGTGTTCCTTCTCCACCTGCACTACTTGATTGGGTACTTGCCCCTCCATCGTTTGTAGACTGTGTCGTAGCTCCTCCACCCTCGATGGCCTTAGAATATGCCCGGAAATTATCAAGTTGATAATTGAGGATACATTTATTAATGCGAGCCATAGTGTCGGGAATATAAATTTTCATCGTAGCAGGATTACTCTCGTCTGCATTATCCGCAAAAGGCACAATCATTTGATTTGTAGCGCCTTGAGCATAGACCTCGTTTATACGAGTACGATCTTGCAAAGAGGAGATACTGCTTGCAATATCACGAGTCTTCTTCGCAATCTCTACATCGATATCTCCAGGAGCACCAGTGATGTCACCCTTTGAAACGAGCACGATCGGAAGATTCTCGATGATATCGTCTTCCTTATCGACGACACGGACTATGTCCCCTGGAAAATATCGTTCGTATTTTGAAGGACTCTTCTTATATAAATCAATGGCTCTTACGCTATACGATTTGAAGGGGTTTTTAAGTTCGTCGAGGATCGACTGTCCATACGCCTTTAACGTTTCGGCGCTCTCAAATCGACGATCTACTAAAATACTCGATTTGATTCCGTACGTAGACGTGTTGGCCTCTAAATATGGTATTCCGCCATTAACGGAGCAGATATTAAGTTGATTATCACCTTCCCCATAACCGAGACAATAAAGTCTAGTTACGATTGTTGAAGGATCAACCTCTTTTTTTATCTCTAACATATTCTTCTTGTAGATGATATCTGCCACGAATTGAGTTGGAAGACGTTTCAGATCGAGTCGCCATGTGGTCCCAGTCGTGTCAAATTCCCACCGATAATCCTCATTGAATGGTTGTGGCACACTGAATAAAGCGGATAACAAATTCTCGTTTTCCCATTTATATTCAAACCGACGATCGAAATCGCAATTTCTCAACTGCCACCTTGTTGTTAATTGGTGATCAATGATATATCTAAGAACGGAGACCGTTCCAACACCAATATTACCGATTTGATGATATTGAAATAACACGTCGTCCATCAACGTAGCTAAGACATGTTCGCATTGATAAACGATATTTCCTTGCGAGTTTCGCGTGAGTGTTGATGGCATAATACGGAAAAGTTCTATCCGCTCGCCACCATCGAAGATCTCAACGTAATTGAATGGCTGACAGTAGATATTCTTTTGGTCCGTCGCTGGAAGGGTGAATTGGGCAGTCCATAACTCATTAAGTTTAAGACTATAACCGATGTTATAAGCGTTTTCAAGATATGCGAGCTTTCGCATATTGCTGTCATAAACTCGAATTGTGTTGTCAACAACGCCCATTACAACCACCTATCCTTCCATATAATATCGACGAGAACATCTCTACTACCGGAACCATCGCTGTACACGATTTTGTTTTCACCACTGAGGAGTTTGAAGAAATCGCTATCCATACTGAAATAACGCATTCCATTTTGACTGTTTACCGTGACGGTCATCTCATCAGTATTGATAATCAATTCGTCCCCCGGAGCCAAAGTTAACCATGTGTTAGTCTGATCGTCTCGTAGATTTATAACAGCTTCTCCCTGAATAATCGAGTCCACAGAGGCCGCCATTATCATCTCGGCTAGTCCAGTACCAGCATCAAGTTTTAGAAGACCGTTTCCAGTCCCTCGTAAAACTAAGGCAGATAAACCAGTTTTCGCTTTGACCTTCGTTGCGTCGGCCGAATCGTTTAAGATAAGGACCGACTTCGTGGCTAATGCACTGATATCCCGATTAGGAACCACGGAACCGCTCATTTTTAGAAGAGAGATTCCGCTACTTCCTGTGATCGATTGGGCTGTTCGATTAAACCCAGAGCGGTTAAAGGGTTGTCTATTCATAACAACCCCTCCTATTCCATACTGATCTGAAGATTACCTATCTCGATAGTCAATCGGTTACCGCTTTGCACGTTCTCAACACGACTGAAGCTACCTCTACACAGCAAACTTCCTCCGGAAACAGCCGTCCGTACACCCCAATGAGACACACTACCCCAGTCAGTGGTAGCAATATCAAATTCAATCTTTGCGTTATTCGAGATGACGCCTTTGTCCCCAGTCTGGGCCGGTGCTCCAAAGGTAACCTGTTTACGACTGTAACCACCACCAGAAACTTCGGTTCCAGTATCAGCATCGGTTGGATCGTTGATATAAAGGGCCAAATAAATGGCAGTGGGTTGAGCTACAGCTTGATTGCGGAAAAAGTAATTAAGGATGGCTTCCTCCAAATAGTTACTTGCCTGCGACATTTATATCGCCACCTTTCTACGTAATGATATTCCACTAACGATGGTTGCGCCTGTGTTTTTAATTGTGATAATACAACCTGTTTCAGCTGTTCCATTGACAGTGAGACTAATCTCTTTGGTTTGCGTGGTAATATGCGGAGTATTTACGCCCTGATACGCCAATGATTCTGCGAATGGTTGACATTCAAAAGTCACCGTAAACGCCTCATAAGGTAAATATTTAAGAAGTTGGTCCGCATCTACAGACTCATAAACACTAGCTTGATACACCTTGTCTGGCTCATCATCAAAGATTAATACGCCCTTTCCACTAAGCCATTGAGCAATGTCTCGAACTGTGTCCCGAAGTTCCTCAAATGTTACACTCTCCGCCATGGTTATTTTTACAGGAAGATTACGTTTTTCGTACGTATTCAAACCGTAATCTATCGTCCCGTGACGACCAGGAATAGTAAACTCGTTTTTCCGTAGACCAGGGAGAACGCTACGATTTACACTTTTTACTCCTATTTTGAAGGTTGAGGAGTGAATATTCCGGAAAGTTATTCCAATCATATCCCAGCTAACCCCCTTCCACGAGAAGCGCTTTGATTAAGCTTAAATATTTCTTGTGATATTTGTTTTGCGATTTTTGTTATATCGCTATCACTACGAACATTAAACTCGGCTCCTTTAAACATCCCTTCGAACGAAAGAACACTTTTATTTTCAGTCTTTGTCGTGTTAGAAAGAGCATCGATTAAGGCGCCTAAGGTAGATGAGTCTGATTTCATCTCACTCGACATCGAAGAGACACGTCTGTTCGTGCCAGTCACGTTTAGACCATCGCTAAACATGCTATCCAAACTCTTCTTACCAGCCTGAACGTCCGTAAGATCTAAGACGGGACGAATAGTTGGCACCAAATCTAAATCGCCACTAACGACGTCCGCCACATTCGAAATCGCGTCTTTTAACGAATTGATTGCCATGTTACCCATATCTTTTGCGGACGAGACAACGCCAGAAATATTCTGTAATCCAATGGCAAAACCTTCCGCAGAATACGCACCAAGTTCGGCAAAAGCTTTCGATGGAGAATGAATATCCAATGCAGACTTAGCCGCGTTTAATGAGGACTTTGCTAAATTAGCAGCCCATGAAGCGGCTTCGCTTATCTTACTTCTGATACCATCGATAAAGCCATCAATCAAATTACGACCCATAGAGGTAAACTCTGATAATTTACCTCCGATTCCAGATAAAACATTCGCTATAATATCGGTAGCCGCATTCTTAACATCCGAGAGTTTATTGGAAATGCCATTCTTGAAGTTGGTCATCGATTCTTTACCTTTTGATAAGAACTCTCCCATCTTATTGGTTATAGCCGAAATTAAACCGGTTACAATATTGACAATGGCTTGAACCGCATCAGATAGCTTATTAGAAATACCATCGATAAGACCCTGAATAACATTCGTACCAATATCAGCAAATACTTTAGATGGCGAATGAATACCAAGGAATACCAATACAGCTTCTAATAATGACTCGAATAAGTGGATAAATGCATCTCTGATACGAGGCGCATTTTCTTCTATTCCCTTAGCTAATCCGTCGATAAGACTAACAACAATATCAATGCCTGCTTGAATAATGTCGGGAATCATCGATGCAATTCCTTTTAAAAACGCAACGATAAGTTTTCCGGCCAAATCAATTAAACGTGGAAGATACTTTAACGCCGCTTCGAGTAATGTCGTAAGAAGTACCAATAACCCATCCACTACAGCTGGTGTTAAACTTACTATCACATCAATGGCAGATAATATTATAGATTTTACAGCTTCTGCTATTACAGGCGCGCCTGCCCCTAAAACTCTTGCAAACTCAATAACTCCTTGTGCTAGAGTTTTTGCGGCAGAAGGTATTAAACCTATAAGGCCTGTTACGAGCGCTACTAATGCCACTGTGCCAGCAGTGCCAGCT